TGTCCTTTATCGGCTAGTTTATGATGATAACGACACAAACAAATTAAATTATCGTCGTCTAGTAATAAACTTGGGTCGTCTTTTATCTTTGTAATGTGATGTACTTCTAATAGATTATGGTTAAATACTCCGTTATCCTCGCATACAGCACATAAAAAGCGTGAGTCCTCTCTAATCTGCATACTTTTTTTATGCCATTCGTTAGTATTTCTTAGCTTAGACTCATTATAGCTATACCTTTTAACTCCTACCCTACACTTGTACGTTGTTGGGTGTACTTTACCACATCTACTACACGCCTTATACATTTAATCGCTCCTTTACTTGCTGGTTACTTGCTGGTAACTTGCTAAACTTTCTTTAGCTTTCCATTCTTAGCTAGGTTAATTAGCTTAATATTCTGCTCATAGCTACCGACATAATTACTAATATTATTCTTTTTAGCTACAGCTTTACGCTTAGTATAGTTACCATAATAATTAGCTGGTACTCCGACAGCTTTAAATACTTTGTCTATCTCCATAGAGCGACCAGTATACTTTTTATAGTACTTTGTTGTTGCTGTACTATTGTCGCTGTTATCTTTTGTACCGCTTTCTTTTTCTTCCTTGTCATACTTAGTAATGTTGTACTTGCTTACAAGAGACATATTGTTATTTACATATGTACTACTAGTAGCGTATCCGTCAGCTTTAATAAGCTCTAAGTACTGCTTAGGTGTAGTAGCTGTCTTAAGGTTCTTATATCTTGTAGTAGATATAAACTCAAAATAGCCTTTTACTCCAGCGTCCATACTGTCGTAGACTCTAAAGTTATCTCTAATAGTGGTTAAGGTTCCAGCTGTATACTCTTCTTTTGTCTGTAAGTTTACGCTTTTACCTTTCCAGTACGAGCCACACTTAAGCCCAAAATAGTTATGATACTTGTAAGCTAGGCTACTAGTACCATATGCCGACTCTAGGCACGCTTGAGCTATAATAGGACTGCATACCTTATAGCCGTACTTTTTAGCGTACTTCTGAATAATTGGCGCTATCTCTTCTATAAATTCTTTTACTTGCTTTGCTGTTGCCATTTCCTTACCTCCTAATATACTTTAAGCATTTCGTAACGCTCAAATAGATGTTTAACCGTACCGTTTCCGCCCATTTGTGCATAAGCTGTAAATAGTTGGTTAATAACGTCGTACTCGTCCGTTGTTGTGTTACCTCTGTCTAGTGCTTTTTCTATTGACTGCATTAAGGTTATACGAGCCAGTCCAAGTAATAGCTCGTCGTTTGCTTTTACTTTTTCTGACTGGTTAGCCTTGCGCTCAGCTCTTAGCTTGCGATTTTCGTTAATTAAAGATACTACTACGCTTGTTACTACAGCACTAATAAGGCTTAATATGTACCCCATTATTTAAGCCTCCTTATCCTTGTTGTATTGATTTGAGCTAATCATTAAAATAGCGCCTAAAAAGGTATCTAATGCCATTATAGTTAATGGTATAGCCTCTCCGTAAGGTAAGCCCCATATGTCAGCCAGCGTAGTATAAAGTGTAGCTACTGCTGGTAGTATAATCTGAGCTATAAATTTTAAGATGTCATAGACTTTATTACTCATTTTTTTACCTCCTTTCATTTTTAAGCATAAAAAAGCTATAATCTTATTTTGATTATAGCCTTTAACTTATTTTATTTATTTGTGTTTTTTTTGGACTAATCTTAGTCTATTTTGGACTAATCTTAGTCTAGCTTGCTAATTCTTCACTCGTAGGCTCCTTAGCCTCTACAACCTCTATAAAAGCGATTTCGTCACACGCAAATACATAATTATAAAGTCTTAAGTATTTATTATCTCCTATTATTCTTATTATTGCTTGTGCTGTTACTGGGTCTTTTTCGTCTTTATTTTTTATAGTTACTTTTACTCCATTTTTTAAATATACATAAATCATAATTTACCTCCATTTTCTATTATTTCTAAAACATTCTCAACCGATATAAATTTATGTAAACTTTGCCACGTTTCCAAGCTCTCTATAAGGCTCTTTTTTTCTTCTTGTAATTTGTCTCTTTGCTTGTATGCCGTTTCAGTATTAAACGCCATATTTTCTACTGTTTGGTTATATATTTCTAATAATTCGTCTAAAAGTTCGTTAAATTCCTTTTCAGAGGAAATAGCATTAAAACATATATTTTTAATATTTTCTTTTATCTGATTTACTATTTTTATAAACGCTCTTGTTTTTTCTTCGCCTCTCATATCTGCACCGCAATAAGGACAATACCTATATCTAACGTTATTATGATAGCCACACTCTGAGCAAGTATAAGGGTATGGGTCGCTCGTTTCTCGAGGTTTATATATCCATTTTCCTTTCATTATTCTACCTCCTTTTTTAATTGTTTGTTTATTTTTCTTAATTCCTCTCTTATATCATACAAATAATGATTTAATATAAAAAATATCAATACTAATAAAAGACTCATTTACTTACCTCCTAAATTAAAAGCTCCCAAAATATACGCATAACAATAAACATATACAAAACCATACTTATTATGGTTATACCTATTCCCTTGTATTTTTTTCTCATTTTTCTACCTCCCTAGTACGCTAATTATAATTACTGGTTGGCTACATATTCTAAGCCCTATTTCTGAAATTTCTAAGTCAACGTATAACGGTCTTTTTGCTACTTTTTCGTCGTCAAATTTAGAAATATACGACTCTTTGTTAACTTGGCTAATAGCTAGTATTTTTCCCGTCATAGCTCCTACTAATTTATACGGTATTCCTCTAGCTACAAGCTCTCTAACTTCTTTTACTGTCATTTTAAAACCCCTCCTTTTTACATTGTTCTATATATTTCTCTTTAGTCGGTCTATGACCGTCTAGGTCGCTCCATTCATAAGGCTTATTATAAAGTGTCCTATATTCTTCTTTATAGCAGTCCCTACATAACATTTTACCGTTTAACCATACAAATTTACCGTAATACTCATATCCGTTACAGTATTTACACTCTATTATTTTTTTCATTTCGTCCATAACTTTTTACCCCTCTACATTTATCACATAATATTTTATCTTTTCCTACGCTCCAGCCATCTTCTCTAACATATCTTGTTAATTCGCCTTTGTTAAGCGGTGGTCTATTACCAGTTTTCCAGTATATAGACGCTCCGCACTTGTCACATATACACCCGCTAAAAAACATATTATAACCTCCTTATCTGTTATGTACATTCTTATAAACTTCTCCAGCTAGTCTCTTAAGCTGTGTCATTTGTCTATCTGTCAGTTTTCCATATTTCTTATAGTATTTTTTAAAGCTATCTATGTAACCATACCCCTTAACTAATTGATGATAATAAGGCGTTGCTGGGTCGCTTTTGGTTTTAAGCATATCTTTTATAAGCTCCTCCTCTGAGCTGTAAAACTCAGTCCATTTTTTACTAGTATTAGCCATTTTAATACCTCCTTTGTTTAAGCTGGAGGCTTAGCCCTCCAGCTGTTTTCTAATGCCTTGCGTCATAACCTCCGATATAGTCTTTAATCTGTTTGTAGTCCTCGTATGGAGCGTATACAATGCCGTTAACAACGTAACTGTCAAATACTGCTATTAAATGGTCTAATTTTTCTACCTCGTCATAGTCTCCCGTCTCGTAAGCTCTGTTATAAGCTCTATCGTGAGCGTTATATAACTTATGCTGGTTATCTTCCCATTTACATACTGGATAAAGCTTTTTACCCGTTCTCTTATCTCTGTATAATTTCATAACGCTACCTCCTAATAAAATTCTGTAGCTAAAAATGTGCTAAGCTCGTCTATTTCCTTTGCTATCTCTTTCATTTGTTCTATGTCTCCGTATTCCTCTGCTAACTCGTAAGCCTCATACATAGAGTCTAATTTTGAATATAATATATCATACATAATAGTACCTCCTTAAATCCTTATACCTAATCTCATACATACCATTTTAGCGTCGCAATATAAAAGCCAGTTTTCATTAGTCATATTTTCTAAATATGCCTTTTTTCTTTCCTTGTAGTTATTAAGTGCTAAATCTTTATTTGTTGTCATTTTGGTGTACCTCCGTTTGTTTATGTGTCTATTGTAAACCTTTTGGTTTATATTTTGTAGTGATAAATTTAACCACTTTCGCTATTTTTATTGATTTTTTTAACCTTTTCTATACTTTTGTAAACATTTGCATAAAAAAAGAGCCTACTCCTAAGAGTAGACCCTCTCGCCGTATATCTAAAGATAGCAAAGAACAAAGACACCTTTATATTATCACTTTTAGGCATATTGTCAAATTAAGTCCATTTCCTCGGCTACTAGATATATAACTTTACTCATAGTCCAGTAATAGCTATCGTAACTTATGTACTCTAGTCGCTGGGCTTGAGTCTGTGTATAGTGTTTAAAAAAGATAACCTCTGCTATGTGTCGCTGTTCGGGTATAAGTCTCTCAAATACCGTCTCTATTTGCTTTATTTTCAACTCAGCTACTAGCATAGCGTGAGTTGATGTAAGCTCTTTTTCTTGCATAGCTTTTAAGAGTTTTTTGTTTTTCTGATAATTGTACAGCTCCACCTTTACGTACTTTTTTATGTGTGCTGGGACTTTATACTTACTCCTCATAGCTTTTACTCCTTAGCAAAGGCTCTATACTTGTCCTCCTCGTCACATCTAATAGCCATAGCCTCGTTACTGGCTCCTAAATGTGGATAAGTTACTTGTAATTTACGTCTAGCTCTTACAATGCTAGCAAAAGACGGTAAATTATACTCTTTATGATTTCTTAAGGCATAATCTAAAGATAAAAACCTAAGCTCGGGGCGTAGTTTGTCGTATACGTCAGCTATTAAAATAAAGTCGTCGTCTCTAGCCTCTTTATTCTGTTCTAATATCTCTTTAACTGTGTCTAAAACTTTAGGACTCATTTTAATACCTCCTTATACCTAATACTACGTAATCGTCTTTTAAACCTATACCAAAAGACTTACCATCTAAAATATATGTTATTTCAAATTCTAAGCCGTTTAGCTGGTGGTCTACTTTTTTATCTGACTTTATAACAGTAAATTTTATAATGTCCCCTACTTTGTAATTTCTGTCGTTAAGCCTTACCTCAAAGGACTTAGCCCCCGTGTAAACATCATCAGCAAATACCGAGTTAATTTTTAACTCGTGTATCTGAGGCTTAGGCTTTCCACTTGTTGCCCTAGCAAGCTCTTTTTTTATATGCTCTAGCTCTTTTGTTTTTTCTTCGTCCGCTTGTTCTATAGCGCTAGCTATTCCTAGAATAAGTGGCGGTATTTCGCAAGTAACACTAGCTAACCTTAAATCTCTACATATTTCTTTAACTGATTTCCCCATATTTATACCTCCTCAATTTGATACCTTGTTAGCTTTATATAATGTGGTATAATACTCTCTAAAATGTCTTTTGCCTCCCAGTAGTCCTCCGCTATAATTTCTGCTGAGCTTTCCTCTTTTACTTGCGTATCTACTGGATAATACCAAAACGTAAACTTAAAAAATTTCTTTTTCTTTCTAAAAAGCATTTTTATTATACCTCCACTATATCGTAACCTTTATATAACATTAGTTTCTTTTTCAGCTTGTATACGTCTGTTTTGTACCCCTTTACGTCTACTATAACTGTCTTACCGTCTTTATCCTTGTAAACAAAGTCAGCTAAATAAGTTATAGGTCTGATTATATGCCCGTTTACAGCTTTAAAACGTGGCTGTATTTCAAATTTTACTTGTAGCTCTAAGTCTGTTATCTCTCCAGCTTGTAAAAGGCTCTCAAGATACATATAGTAATTACGCTCTTTAATTGAGTCAAATACCAAGCCCTTATAAGCTACTTTTCTATTGTGATACTTACTCATATTAGCGCTCCTCTTGTCTTAAACATAACTTACAAAAGTTAAATATTAAAACTGAGAAAAATAACATACAGCCTACTACTGTAAGTACTCTTTGTACAGCTCCGTTATAATTAAAAAAGCTGTTTAAAAGTAGCTTGTCTGTAATAAAGCTAGCTATTACTATTGACTGTATAATAGCTATGTCTTTATATGTTACTCTGCGCTTTTTAGATTTTCTTACCTCCAGTTTTTTATTTTTATCAATTTCCCCTTTAGTCATTGTATCTACTTTAATTTCTCCCATTATTTAGCTCCTTTTCTTTTCTTTGCATAATTCCTAAATATTGCCGTTACTCTTTCCCATTCTTCCATTAAAGCCTTAGGGTAATTATTTAACGGCTGGTATATTTTACCTACTCTGTATTTACGTCCTATAACGCCTTTTTTATTTTTCTCAGCCTCTACTATCTTATCTGCTGGTATTTTAAGCATAAGCGACAAGTCGTCTAGGGTATACGTTCCTATAAACTCGTCATACGCATATAAATTATACTCGTCCATTGTCTTACTCCCTCTATCTTTTCTTTAAAGGGGCTTATACTTAGATAAGCCCCTTTAATAGCTATGCTAATATAATAAATCTGCCTTTAAGGTCTTTTAATTCAATTTTATTCATTTTTTTATCTCCTCTCTTTATCCAAAGTTAAAAGGTAAGCCCGAGTCGTCTACATTGTCGGGAATATCCATAAAGCCGTCGTTAGAGTTTGACTGGTTAGCGTTTTCTTTGCTCTCGATAAGGTCTACTCTATCTGCTATAACCTCTGTAGTAAAAACTGTCTGCCCCTCTCTGTTGGTATACTGTCCCGTCTGTATGTGACCGTTAATAGCTAATCTATCGCCTTTATTTACGTATTTTTCTATTACCTCTGCTGTTTTACCAAAAGTAACACATCTTATGAAGTCTGCCTCGTCTCTTTTAATGCGGTTAATTGCCAGCGTAAAACGAGCTATAGCCATTTGTCCGTTATCGTTATTAGTATAGGTTATGTCGGGGTCTTTCGTGAGTCGTCCTAATAATTGTACCGAGTTCATTATTTAACCTCCTTTTTTATTACCTCTTGTCCCTCTCCTATAGTTCCTAAGCCGTTATAAAACGCTACGGATAACAAAGGTATAGGGTCGTAATCTTCTTGTAATAGTCCTGTGCCTAGCGCTCTTGTAAGGCTTTCAAATTCACATAAGATAGTATTTAAGTCGCCTTTAATTTCTGTGGTTCCTTTGTCGTTACTAATCATATTATACCTCCTTTGGAATTGTAATTTTTACGTAGCCTTTTCTACCGTTGCTTTTAACTTCTTTGTCCTCAACGTATGAGTTGTAAAGGTCTGTATTTTCCTCTTTAAACTTGTCCTCATTAAAGACTTGTTTTACTGTCGTCTTAGCTGGAGTATCTGCCACTAAAGTTACTTTAATGTGGTTCGGAGTCTCCCAGCTCTTGACTTTATGCTCTAGCATAGCAAGGCGTAGCTTTTCTTTTTCGCTTTTAATTTGGGTCTCAATGTCTTTGTATGCTTTAAGCCTTTCTTCTAGCTGTACTACTCGCTTAGTAATGCTGGTAATGTCTTGAGGTAATAGCTCCTCTTCTGTGATAAATGGGTTTGATTTGACTTTTTCTAAGTCTACTAAGAAATGCTCTATTGACTGTAATATCTCGTCTATAAGGTCTTTATAGTCTTTTAACTCTACATTAAACAGCTGTAACCTTTCAGCTTTAAACGTCTCGTCTAAGTCTGCTGGTCGCTCATAAACAGCAAGTACGCCGTTAGGTCTGCCCGTAAAGTACATATAGAATAATAATTGTACTAAATATACCTTATAATCTGATAACTTGTCGTGTGTCTGTGATGTTGTCTTAATCTCTAATATTGTCTCTGAGTTTTCCCCGTCTGTATGTAGTCTTAAATCTCCCCTAGTTCCGTTTTTATCAAATATGTAATAGTGCTGACCCTCTACAAAGCGTTTAATACCTTGAGTAAGGTTAATACTCATATTGATATAATCTCTTATTTTTTCCTCCATAACGTTACCGTACTCGGTGTACTGGTTGCCCTCAAAGTCGTTGTCTTGTAGCTCTGCTTTTTCCAGCAGTAAGTCAAAGCGTGACTTAAACGGGCTAATGTTCATAATAATAGGAATGTCGGAGCCTCCTATATACTTCTCTCTATCCTTTGTTACCGTATCTTGCATTTATTCCCCTTTCTTTTCTTTGTTCTCTTTGTTATAGACTGCTGTAAACTTTTCATAAGCTACTTTAAAATCTTCGTTAGTAGACTTTGCGTTTAACTTATAGACTTTAGCTACTTCGCTTGTTTCTACTCCCTTTTCCTTGCAAAACTTAGCTAATAACTCCATATAGTTTACATCTTCTTTTGTATCGCTTTTGGTTTCTTCTTTAGTTTCTTCTTTTCTAGTTTCTTCTTTAGTTTCTTCTTTTCTAAATTCCTCTGCCTCACTATCTGAGTAAACGCCAGCGTAAGCTAGTTTACTATTCTTAAGTACAACTCTGTCAAAGAGTCGCTTAAACGCCATAGCGTAAGGGTAAGCGTTTTGGCAGTTGTTTTTAGAAACTTCTCCCACTTCGTAAAGTCCTTGAGCTGTATTACAATAGCTGTAAACTAAAGAGTCGTTATAGCCCTCTTTATCAAGAGTAACGCTGTCGGGCTTAAACTTTAGCTCGTCGTCTAAAACGTCGTTGATTTTTAAACAGCCGTTATGTGAGATAATTAAGCCAGTATAAGCGATTTCTCCGTTTTTAGTAGCGTTCTTCAAAATCCAAAAGTCGGACTCGTCTAAAACGTCTTTATACTGCTTGCTCTCCAGCATTTCTATTACTTTCTTTTTGCTGTACTCATACTTTGGGCTTTTCCATACGTCTACCTTTTCTCCGAGTTTTGCGCTCCATTCTTGCGTTTTTTCCCCAAAGTTATAACTCTTTTTACTTGCCATATTAAGCCTCCTTATCCTCTTTAACTCCTAGCTCCTCAAGTCTTTTTTCTAGTTTTTCGGGATAAGTCACTCTTAAAGCGCTAATAATTTTATCGTCTCCGCTAATATATACCCCTTTGCTTGGGCTTGAGTATTTAGTAACCGCTCCTAATAACACGTCTACTAAAAAATCGGCTTTAACTTTAGTTTCTAACATTTCTTTTAGTTCCTTAACTTCGTTCATAAGCTACTCTCCTTTAATTTTTAAAATAATGTTATTGGGGTCTTTTTTTAGTTCTTCTAGTTCTGATTTGCTGTAATAATATGTCTCGTCTGTGAAAATGTCTTGAATTGTCCTATAGATGTCTTGTAATGTTTCAGCTGTTGGCGTTGTCCTAGTTATTCGTATCATATGCAGTAAATAAGTAGTCTAGGCTCAATAAGTTGCCAGTTGTCTTTTTAATTAAGTCTTGTATCGCTGTCATATCTGCGAGCTTAAACTTTGTTGTCCCGTTTAATCGGCTATAGTATGCTGGTAGGCTTACCCCTATCGCCTCAGCAACCGTAGTAGGGCTTAAATCAGCTCTTGTAAGCTCGGCTAACAAGTTGCTGTATCTTTTTCCCATTCCCCTTTTACCTCCTTTCTACGACTTGACGTATAAACTATACGTCATTCCGTAAACTTACAATAAATATAAACCTTATTTGTTATAATGTCAATATATATTTTAACATTTCCAAAAATTGCTTTAATTTTTTCTTTAGTTTATTATATGTGTTGTTTATTTTTATGTGATATTATAATGAGGTGGTTTTAATGAATTTTATTGATAACTTAGAAACGTTACTAAAACGTCAAAATATGACAAAGGCTGATTTATCGAGGGCGCTTAATATTCCAGCGTCTACTATATCCAGCTGGACTAGAAATAGCGACGGTATAAGCCTTACAACGCTAAAAAAAATATCAGCTTATTTTAATATAAGCCTTGAGGAGTTAATAAACGGCTCTGTAGAGGTTATTACTTTCTCTACTGAGACTTTTACAGCGGAGGAGCTGGGTATTATTGTAGATTTTAGCAAATTCTTAATAAAAAGTAGGTGTAAATAATGAGTAATAACGTAGCTTTGTATTTACGTAAATCAAGAGAAGAGACAGAAACAACAGAGGAAACGCTAGCACGTCACGAGCGTATGTTATTTGATTATTGCGCTCGTAATGGGCTTAATATAGTAAAGATATATAAAGAGGTAGTATCGGGGGAAAGCATAGCTAATAGACCTAAAATGCAAGAGCTACTAGAGGACGTATACAGCGGTACATATGACGGAGTAGTAGTTATTGAGATAGAACGTCTAAGCCGTGGTAATCAAATAGACCAAGCGGAGGTATTAGACATTTTTAAAAAATCGGGTACTAAGATATATACTCTAAATAAAGTATATGACTTATCTAAAGAAGAGTTTGACGAGGAGTTTTTAGAGTTTGGGTTATTTATGAGCCGTAGAGAATATAAAATAATATGTCGCCGTCTTTTGCGTGGTAGATTACAAGCGCAAAAAGAGGGCTATTTTATCGGCTCAATATTGCCCTATGGTTTTAGCAAAGTAAAAAAAGATAAAGGCTGGGTACTGGTTCCCAGTAAAGACGCTCAGACCGTAGAGCTAATATATAATAAGTATTTAGAGGGTATGGGCTTAACTGATATTTGCCGATACTTAAACAATGCTGGTATTAAACCTATTAAGGCTAAAACTTGGAGCGAGTACCTTATTAGAGCTATACTAAAAAATAAAACTTATATAGGCTATTTATACAGTAAAAAAAATAATAGCTGGATAGAGGGAAAACACGACGCTATTATAGACATAGACTTATTTAATCAAGTACAGCTTAAACTTAGCAAAACTACAAAAGTTAATAGTATTAGTAGTGGTTTACAAAACCCTTTAGCGGGTCTTATATTTTGTGCTAATTGCGGGCGCTCTATGGTTCGTAACCGTAATACGTCTAACGTAGAGTATATTAAGTGTAAAAATATAGCTTGTAATACTACCTCGTCAAGACTTACGGTTATAGAGGAGGAAATAATAAAAGCTCTAAAAATAGAGCTTGATAATTTTAATTATTATTTAGAAAACTCAGAGGAGAAAATTAAAACTAAAAAAGATTTGGTAGCTAAAGAGGTTGAGCTTATAACTCAAGAGCTGACTAAAAAAAATAATATGATAAATAAGGCTTGCGAGTTGCTGGAGGAGGGAATATATACAAAAGATAAATACTTAGAACGTGTAAGCATACTAAACAAAGATATAGACTCTCTTAACAACGCTCTTAATACATTAAAGGCTACTACATTTGACGAACACGAGCGCATAAGTTCAGCAGTACCCATATTAACTAAAGTACTAAATGATTACCATAAAGCAAACGTAGAACAGCGTAACAGATTACTTAAGTCTATAATAAATAAAATCATATATACTAAAAATAATAGTTGCTACAACACTAAAAATCATATAAACTTTGACTTAGATATTGATTTAAAAGTATAAGGTTAATCGCCTATACTTTTATTTTTTTATTTTTTTGTAAATATTTTTATTGACTTTGTAGTTTTTCTGTTTTATCTTAATAGAGTAACCATTAAGGTACTGACCTATCAAAGCCTTATTGATTACACGTTAATTAAATATAGGCTTAAAGTCCCGAGCTGTGATAGTGGGCTGTGTTGAGAATAAATCACAAAAAAATAATTCTACCGATACGGACAGCCAGTTAAACGAGGCTTAAGGTCGGCATTGATGACCGTTAAAGGGTGTGGTCGTGTCCCTTATTCGTCTAGGTTCTTCCGAGTCAACTACTCTAAGAAGTAAGACTATAAACGGACAAGTCGTAGCTAAAGGCTACGATACCGAGACGTAAAACTGAGATTTGGTCGGTAAGTGTAACCCCGTCGGTGTATGGGGGGACAGTAGGCTATTCGTAATAGAGCGTATCTGATACACCACCTCAACGCAAGCCTAATAAAGCTAACTACTGCTTGATAGTAATATCAAGGTTATACTGGAAACCTCGGCTAGTGGCTCCCTTAAAGGAATTACTAAAGATTTTCGTATAACTTCCCTCACTTAATCAAAAAATACAATAGCTTTGTTTTTCTTTGGTTGAGTGGGGGGAGTTGCCCGTTTGCCTAACAACACCGCTTAAGGAATTACCTAATGAGTGCGTAAGTAATAGTTAGGTTGTAAGTTAATATAATAAACTATAAATATGTAAACATTAAATATAACAAAATAATACTAAGTATTTACATTACTTAAATAAAGTAGTATAATATATAATATTATTAAAGTAATAGGAGGTATCATATGAAAAGTAATAAAATAAGTTCTCTGCTTGCTCTTAAAGGTAAGTCTTACGGAGATATAGCAAGACAGCTAGGACGTTTTAGACAAGCTATTTGTAAGACTAAAACTAAAGGTACTTGGAAAGCTGACGACTTAATACAGATAGCCTCTGTTACTGGAACGACTTTAGCGTTTGTAGAAAATGACGGTAGTATAGCCGTATCTTTTGATGTAAACGACCTTAATTAGTTTGACATATTATACATAATTTGCTATAATAAAAGAGGTGTATCAGATAAAAAGGGACTGGCTAATTTAATTAGTTTAAGTCTTTTTTTTATATTCGTTTTCATTATATTTTTCCTTTCTATAAAATAACCCCTTAGAGCTTAATTGTACTCTAAGGGGTCTTTTATTTTTTAATGTGATAATGAGTAATCTAAAGAGCTAAGCGGTGCATAGTCTAAGCTAGTAGACTTTTTTACTAAATAGCCGTGTAGCGTTATATTTCTAACTCTTGCCTCATAATTAGTAGTATTGTTAATACTTAAATTAGTACCATTTCTGCCAGTATAACCATATGTAGGCTCTAGCACTATATCAGACTCTTTAAATATTACTGTGCTTACTATTGAGCGCATAGTATCAGCGCTCCAAGTTCTAAGCTCACTAGATGTAAAATTATTCAAGCTAACGCTTACGTAGTTGTCGTTTTGTGTAGATACTTGAGCCGTTACTCTGTATGCCCTTTCGTAATTGTCGGGTATTTTTATACCTACAAATAACCCCTCTAGCATTTGGTAATTATAAGAGCCTAATAAAGTAGCGCTACCGCTGGCGCTTGTTTTATATTCATCATAAAGCACTTGGGAGCCTATGTATATTAAGTCGTCAAGCTGTAAGCCCTCACTCATTACAGCGTTAGCCTTGTTTGGTAAACAATTAAAGCCAGTAGCTTTTAATTTTCTATCAAAAAATACTATCGGTATACCAACGTCTATAGTAACGCTATAAGCTGTAGAGCCTAGTAAATCGCTTATTACTACTCTTATAGTCCATTGACTAGTATTGTCTAAATTAAGCGTTACCGTTTCCTCGTCTGCTATATTTTGTAAAGCTGAGTAATTAGTATCAGTTACTTTTTTATACTGGTACTGTATTGTCATAGTGTTTTTACCGTCTAAGCCCGATACAGAGCCGTTAACGGTTAAGTCTGTTTCATTATAAAAGTTACTACGTCTCTGAGCTGTAATAATAGCGCTAGGGTTCCTCCAGTCTAACATATATATAGGTACGTCTAACTCGCTACTATTTCCTCTTGAGTCTTTTAGCTCTACGTGTGCCATAGTTGTTATAGCTGAGTTAATAGTACCCCAGTTAAGCGTAGTATTTGTACCGCTACCGCTTACAGTAGCGCTCTGTGTGTTTCCGTTAATTGTTATATTACAGCTTACAAGAGTAGCGCTTTTTATAGCTGTAAGTCCATTAAGAGTTAGTAATACTGTTGAGTGATTTCTAATAATGTTTTGATTATCTCCAGTAATAGCTATAGTACTAGCGTTAGTATCTCTATAAGTTACTGAGCCTATGGTAGGGTCTGCGTTAACTATAGTCATTTTCCTATCTAAATAAGACCAGTTACTTACAGCTCCGTTAACATATGTACCGACTGTAAATCTAACCGACAGCTCATTACTGTTAGGGCATAAAGCCCTTAATAAGTTTCTCTCTTGCTCTGTAAGAGTAAAAGTATAAGGGCTTGTCTTTGTTACTTTATCCCTTACTATAAGCCCCGTATTGCCTCCAGCCTCTATCTTTATTTGTAAATCTGCGTTATTTGGATTGTTAAAAGTAATAGTCGGGTTTTCTTCGTCTGTAAAGTTTGGAGCTGTTACAATAGTAGCGTATCGGTTTATTTGAGGTAGTGTAAAAGTGCCGTTACCTCTACAGTTAACCGCTACTGTATATATACCAGCCTCAGCGCTTGCGCTAAAGCTCTTAGTACCGTCTGAGTTATGCTGTATAGTAAAATCTCCGCTAGCTACTAAAGTACCGTTATAAAGCTGTATACGAGTTGCTGAGCTGTATACTGTAGTACCATTGATTACTACTTTAAAATTACCGCTACGATACCAGCTAGAGCCTCCAGTACCAGCGCCTTTAAGCGTCCAGCTTATAGTAGTTGTATTATTTTCTATACTTTGTGACTTAACAGACCACGCAAAAGTTAAATACCTACCGTCATAACCATTAGTATTAAATGAGCCGTTATTAGCCATTTTTCCACCTCCTAACTATTTTGGTCTAAGACTGTTACTAGACCTATGCCGTCGTGTTCTATGCCCGCTGTATCTGTTAGGCTTATAGGAATAAATCTAACCTTGTTACATAATGTAATTTCATTGTCTACGACAGCTTTAACCATATGAAATTCATTGTTATTACAGTAAAAAATCTGATTATCTAACCTATCATAACCAGCAAAGCCTACAATACCATTCATTACAATATATGAGCCGTTTTGTCCGTTTACTCTTACGCCGTTTTTATCCATAGTAGCTATAAGTGTATTAGACTCGTCGTATACGTTAATAGTACCGTACTCGTTAAGGTTAGAGCCTAATTTTAACGTACCGCCCTTTATTAAATCAGCTGTTAAGTTAATAACGTTGATAGCCTCCATATTTAAAGTACCGTCAATAGTCCAAGCGCTGGTAAATGTTCCGTTAATGCCAGTTTGAGAGAACGCTATACCTCCGTTATTTATGCGTATTACGTTTCTAGCTGAGGTTTTAGGTAGTCTATCTACTATAAGTATTTGGTTTCCCTCATAAATACAATAGCTGGAGCTTAAAGCTCCCCATATAGTATCTTGAGCTTTTTCTATTTCGTCGTTAAGTATTAACTTTAACTCGTTATTATTGTTTTTAATCTGCTCTGTTTGGCTTGCTGTAATATTCTGTATTAAACTAGATAATTTATTTTCAAAAGTACCAAACTCTATCTCGTCGTAACGCTCAGTAAGGCAGTTATAAGTAAAAGATATAACATTAGTCATTAAATCTATACCTAACCTAGAGTCTTTAACCTCTATAACGTCTCCTACGTCTGTAACCTTTTCTACATTAGCCTTAAGAGTGTAATTAACCTCGGGTACACAATGTTTATTAACGTAGGCTTGCGCCAGCTCTCTTAAATTCTCTTGTACAGCGTAAGCGTAAGTATTATGGTCGGGGTAGTTATCCTCGTCTATGTCTTGGTCGAAAGTTACAACTTTTGTATACGGTATAGAGTACTGAGTTTCGCTATATACGTATACCTCCTCTAGCTGTATTCCGTCTTTACCTATCGGTAATAATTTAGTTACTACGTTATCCCAGTTATAAGTAGCTGTAATTTCTTTCATATTCTTTTTATATTGAATAGTTACGCCATTATCTACACCTATAGAGCTTTTAATAGCTATGTTAAAGTTATCTCTGACTAAGTGACCGCCCCAAGTATCTATAACACTATTAAAAGCCTCATAAAGGCTTTGGCGTGTTATTCCTAAGCTATTAAGGTTTGCTATATCAGACATTACCGTAAAAGGCGATAAGTCACTTGTGGCACTATTTATTTCGTCTAGCGCTACATTACAGTTTTTTTCTGTTATAGTAAGCTCCTCTATTAAATATCTTTGTGAGTCGTAGTAAACGTGGTAAGCGTTGCCCTTTATTCTTTTTCTAGTTTTATCTAGGTTCCCTATTCTAAAGGCTTGCTCGCCTTGTGGCGTATTAGCCACTATAATATTATCTTTTACAATATAAGTATCGGCTGATATATCAAACTCAAATTCGAGGTAATAAGCGCCGTTATCTTCTTTTTTTACTTTAGCCTTAATCGGCTTTAGCACAATATCGCCGTTGCTTGTAAATACTGTGTCTGTTGGGTTAAATATTTTAATCATACTTTACCTCTTTCTAAAAAAGGGCTGTATTATACAGCCCTTTTTTTAATTAAAAGTTTTATCTTTTTAATACAGTTACTTTTGTTCCAGCGTTATAAGTTATTGCAAAACTTGATATAACTAAACTATCTAAAGAGTCATACTGCTTAAGATAATTAGAATTATAACCGCTATTTATTTCTATTGCCCAGTAAGTAACGTTATCTACTATTACTTTTTTAAGTCTTAAACAAGCGTGTAATACTTTATTTTGAACACTTACGTTTAACACCTCTTCATTAACTGTAAGTCCTATAGTTCCAGAAGTAGAGCTTGACTGTCCGTCAATGTAGATAAGTAGCTCGTTTGTGTTCTCTAATTCACTAGCATTTAAAGAAATAAGGCTACTACTTGATGATGATAAAGTTACAGTTTTTAAAAGAGTGTAACTTAAGTTTTGCAGTTCTGCCATTTTTTGCTGAGCTACAGTATTTAAGTTATTGATATGATTATTAGCCTCTGTATTAAGATTGCCAGCTAAAAAACTTTCTTGTTTAGCCATATTAGATATAGCTGTACTTTCTCTATTTGCTATATGACTTATAGCTACGCCCTCACGATTTGCTATATCATTAAGAGCTACCGTTTTATTATCGCCTATTACTTGTAATACATTACTAACGCTGTTGTTAATATTAGTAATACCAGTATTAGCAATATTATTAAGGTTATCAATGTTTGTATTTGTAACATTGTTAAGATTATTAACGCTAGTGTCTGTAGCCTCGTTAAGAGTATTTAAAGCCTCGCTTAGTGCTGTAGCTACTCTATCAGCCATTATATTATAAAGCCTTGCGTCCAGCTCGTAATATAACTGTAAGTCGTCTAATTTAGTATGGTAATCGGGTACACTTGTAGACGGACTAATTGAAAAAACAAAAGAAAACTCTGTATAATCTCCAGTATTAAAAGTCAAGTATTGAGTTTCTGCGCTTGAAAAGTCTCCGACAAAGCCTAACTCTGTACCTCCGCTATAATATGTTAATATACAATGGCTAGGTAGTACTACTTGTATATCTGTATTAGCTGGTAGCGTAATAGTGTTTAAAGTTCTAATAGTGTCTAAAACTTTACCCCACTCTAAAATTTGATTAAAATAAACGTTGCCAGTTTTAATAACTTCCATAATAGAGCGTACAGAGTCTCCAGCTGTTGTATGCGTAAAGCCAAAATAGTCTACTCTTATGTCTTTAAGCTGTGTAGGTAGTCCGTAAGCATACAAAGTAGTTTTATTTATGACGTCGTTCTGATATGCTGTGCTAGTTATATCAACCTCTAAACGGTAAATAGTCCACTCTCCAGTATTAAATAATACAAACTGGTCTACATTTGAGTTAATATCTCCTAAAGTATAGTCTACGGTGTAGCCGTTGCTGTTTTTATGCTCTACTCTTACTATACTATGTGACGGTAAATATATACCTACTAGCGTATTAGCTGGTAGCGTAAAGTTTGCACTATCTCCATAACAAACCGCCCCGTCGTGTTCTTCGGGTCTATCGTAAGTAACCCACGTCCAAGTAGCTAAATCACTAGGAGGGATAATAGTATAATCTCCTCCTATATTCTCGATTAAATTATCAAGTCTTGCTCTAGTTACCTCTAAATTGTTATTAGTATTTATTAAAGCGTTTGTAATGAGTTTATTTTGTACGGCGTTCTCGCTAGTTTCTGATAACTCAGTATCTACCTCTATAATGTTAATAGAGTCTGTGTTAATTACTGTGTCACCCATATATACCTTATAACGGTTGTTTTCTGCGTCAAAATTAACATTAACTTTCATTTTTATACCTCCTTAATTAGTTGTAATATCTTCAACTATTTTAAAATAACCTTTAATAATTGTGTATACGCTTTCGCCTATAGTTGTCTCTAAGTCGTAATAGTAGCTCTTACAATCTATATTTTTAGTATCGTTAGGAGCTACTTTAACAAGATACTTACTATCAGTTATTTTAAAAATTCCACTACCTAGCGCCTTTTGAAAAATAGGCGTTTCGTCGTTTTCGTTTTCCTTAACTGTAAAATGTGCGCTTGTTAATTCTACGGACAAGTCCTCAATTTCAAAGGTAAAAGAGAACGAGTCGCCTCTTACAATTTGTATGTTTAAATCATTTACTTTATTGACTAACATTTTTATCCCTCCTTTATATCCAGCGTGAGTAATGCTTAATTGATATATTTGTTACATTTCCAGTAAAAGCTATAGTATTTTGTCCGACTTTAAGCATTAAGTCGTTATAATCTCCTATTACATAGCGATTAAGGAAAGCTCCGCTTGTAGGGTTGTAAGCGTTCATAGAGTTTACATCTATAGCTATACTGCTAGGGCTTGTATCAAGCTGTAAAGCTAAAACCTCTACGCCGTTAAGATACAAGTTAATAGCTCCGCTACCCTCTAGCGTTATAAGTGGTTTACTTTTAATGTTTCCAGCGTTTTTTATTTTAAAACTACCCTCAGTATCATTAAAAGTAAAATTTCTTTCGGACTCAATAGCTGAGTATTTAAACGGTTGTACGTGCATTGTTACGGTTGCTGTTTTAAATCTAATTAACTTCTCAAAGTCTATAGCCTCCAGCAAATTAAAGTTATAATATTTGTCGGGTTCGTTTGAAAATATAACAGTACCCGACGTATTAAAGTACTCTATAACCTCGTCTATATCATAATCTTTAGTTAAACCTATTTCAAAGCTCTTGTCGTAAGCTGAGTAGCCTAGTACCGTTATAATATCGCCGTCTACTCCGTCTATTTCTTCTTTGTTTGACCTTTTTAAAGGTTTTCTTATAGAGGGGGTAGAGCAAATAAGCAACCCCTCTATTTTAGTTGACGGTTTCCCGTTAATAACTATATATGGTCTAGCCATTTGTCTACCTCCTATGTATAAATTGCATTTGCTACAGTTTTCTCAACAAAAGAGCCTACCTCGTCGTCGTCAAGTTCTATTTTCATCTGACTAAGCGCCTCTTTAAATGCTGAGACTAAATCAAGCTGATTATTTGAGCTATTATTATCGAGTACAGCGTTAGTACTAGGGTTATTTAAGTCAGTAGGTATAGCGTTTTTCATATCAAGCGCTATATTTCTCATTTCATTAGTAAAGCCCTCGCCGTAGCCTTGAGCTGAGTAGTCGCCTAACTCCATAAATACCCTACTAGGGCTATGAATACCTAAGCTCTTTTTCATTTGCTTAATAATATTATTAGCCATAGTTTTTACTGCGCCCGTATAGTCTTTGGACTCCATACCCTCAATAAAGCCCTCCATAGTCTGCTTACCGATTTTTTTAATTTCTTTTTTGGCACTCTCAAACTCTGCTTTAATTTTGTCTGTATAATTTGTCTTAATTTCTTTTAGCTTGCTAGAGTAAAAGTCTTTTGAGATTTTATCAGCTACCGCTAATTTTTCGCTATAGGCTTTGTCGTAAGCCTCTAAGTCTGCGCTATCTAAACCTAATAACGTCTCGCTAAACCTTGTAGCCTCGTCTACGCTCATAGATGTAATTTGACTCATTAAATCGTCGGATATTTTACCCTTTAATTTAGTAAGGTTAGAGTAATACTTATTAAGAGCCTCAGTCTGTTTAGTAATGTCTGACAAGCTAACAGACTCAAGACCCGACTTTTTATCGGTATAAATAGTATAAAGGTCGCCGTAATCTGATAATTTAGAGCGCATACTATCAATAGAGCTGTTTACTGAGTCTATTTCCTTTTGCATTTTTTCAGTTAAGCCCTCTATAGTGCTTGATAGCTTTTCGGTTACTCCGCTTGTAGCCTCGTCTAAGGCTGTACCAAACTCTGTTATAACATCTTTACCAAACTTGTTATAAAGGTTTTTAATTTCTTTATTTTGGTCTTTTAATTCGTTTAACTGAGCTTGTAGCTGTTTCTTTTTACTCTTACTGCTGGTATTTTCTATCTGCTTTTGTATTTTTTCTTGGGCTTTTTCGTTGTCCTCTTGTAACTTAGTAAAATAGTTTTCTACAGTACTTGAGACTTTATCTTTTGTACTGCTTATAGCCTCTTTTACTCCGTTATTAAAGTTGTCTATAAGCTCTTTACCAGCGTCTTTATATGACTCGGGGTTACTCTTAAGCATAGCTAAAAAGTCTTTACTAAAAGTCTTAAGGTCTGCTTTTACGTTCTTCTTTTCGTCGTTCATACCTTTAACAAGACCTTGAGCTAAATATTTACCCATTTCAGCAGTTTTTTTAGACGGAGAGGCTATACCAAATATGCCTTTAATACCGTCTAAAATGTCGCCTCCAAAACCTTTTATCTTATCGAGTACCCAGTCTTTAGCGTTTTTAATACCATTCCATAAGCCCTCTACAAGATATTTACCTACCTCCAGCATTTGAGAAAAACCAGTTTTTAAGCCATTAACTATAGCCGTTATAATTTGAGGTATGCTCGCTACTAAAGTAGGTATCGCTTGTACAAGTCCTTTAATTAAAGCGCCTATAATCTTTACTGCACTTGTTATAATCTGCGGTAAATTACTAATTAAAGCATTTACTATAGATATTATAATTTTAGGTACAAAAGTCATAAGTCTAGGTAATGCTTGGCTTAAACCGTTAATTAAACTAACAAGTAATTGTACGCCACTCTCTATAATCATTGGTAAATTATCTACAAGAGTAGTAACTATAGTCTCTATAATTGTTGGTAGCATTTCTACGAGCTGAGGTATAGCCTCTAATATACCGTTAATTAAAGCGTCTAACATCTGTATACCAGCGTCTATAATCATTGGTAAATTAGTAACTATAGTATCTAATACGGTTACTAATAGGTCTACAATTTGAGTAATTAAAGTAGGTAAATTATTAACAATACCAGTTATTAAGCCTTGTATAATCTGTACGCCAGCTTGAGCTATTAACGGCAAGTTTGCAACAACAACGTCTATTAAAGTTTGTAATAATATTGGTATCTGTTCAAGCAATAAAGGTAAGCTCTCCATTATGCCGTTTAATATTGACTGTAATAATATTGGTATCTGCTCTAAAAGGAGTGGTAAAGCCTCAGATATGCCAGTTATGATAGCTTGTAATAAAAGCGGTATCTGTTCAATGATTAACGGTAAATTATCCATTATAGAGGTTACTATACTAGTTAGTATAGTAGGTATCGCCTCAAGTAACGTAGGTATAGCTTGTATAATACCATTTAGCAAAGATACTATAATTTTCATACCAGCGTCTATTAAAGTTGGTATCATATTAGTTATACTTGTTATAATTTGAGGTAACAAATTAGCCACTACTGTTACAAGTTCGGGTAACATTGTAGCTACACTTTCTATAACTGTTTCTAAAGCTCCTACTAAAACTGGTAGCATTTCCTCAAATAGTGGCGGTATTTCTTCTACTACTTTTGGTAATACCTCAGTAGCTAAGCTACTTACAAGTTTACCTATACCGCTAATTACTGTTTTAATTCTAGGTAGTAAATTATTACCTACAGTAACAACACTATCCACAAAGTTATTAACAAGACCGTCAAAGTCTGCGTTATCGTCAGCCATTCCCGTTAGTAAGTTCTGCCACGCACTTTTCATAGCTTTAGTACTACCCTCGATAGTAGTACTAGCCTCTTTAGATGTAGTGCCAGTTATTCCCATTTCTGTTTGGACTACGTGTATAGCCTCGTATACGTCGTTAAGGTTAGAAATGTCGTACTTTTGACCGCTCAGCTTTTCAGCGTCTTTAAGTAGTCGCTCCATTTCGGACTTAGTACCGCCATAACCTAATTTAAGGTTGTCAAGCATTGTATAATTTTGCTTAGCGAAACCTTGATAAGCGTTCTGTATCATTGATATATCAGTACCCATTTTATTAGCATTGTCCGACATATCAGTAATAGCCATATCCGCTACTTTTGCCGATTTTGCCGTATCGCCGTTAAGCGACTGTAACAAACTAGCCGAAAAGCTAGTAACTGTTTCCATATACTCGTTAGCACTCATACCAGCCGTTTTATAGGCGTTATTTGCGTAGTTCTGTACCGTCTTAGAGCTTTTCTTAAACAATGTATCTACACCGCCTACTAACTGCTCATAATTAGCGTATGACTCTATAGCTTGCTTACCTATAGCCACGGCTCCAGCACCTAAACCAGCTAAAGCAGTTAAACCTACTTTACCAGCTGTCTTAAGAGCGCCTCCTAATTTACTTAATTTACTTGAGGAACCGTCGGAGCTGTTGCCTAATTCGTCTACGCTTTTAGACGCTGATTTAGACTTATTACTTAGCTCTTGCGCCTCATTTCCCGCCTTATCTTCGTTACTTTCTAGCTTAGCAAGGTCTGTAGTAGTCTTGTTAATTGATGTCTGAGCGTTGCTTATCTGAATACGCATATCTGACATTGTTTTAGCGTTTCTTTCTTGAGCTGTAGCCGATTTATTAACTTGAGACTCTAAAGACTTTACTTTAGCTAATTGGTCTTGGTATGCTTGCGAGGTAGTGCCTACTGTGGCTTTTAAAGAGTCTAGCTTTGCTTTTTCAGACTGTAGCTTATTAGTTAACTCTGTATGTTTTTGAGCGTTAACTGTCATTTGTTCGCTCATAGAGTTATACTGTTTCTTAAGTACGTCTAGCTTTGCTTTCTGCTGAGTCAAAGTATCATTTAATACCTTAGCTTTAGCGTTAGCACTAGCTGAGGACTTATCGCTACTATCGTAAGCGCTAGCTACTCTTTTACTTTCTGCGGATAACTCCTTTAAATTCTGTGTAATCTGACTAAGCGCCTTTTTATACTCGCTTTCGCCAGTAAGTTTAACCGCTCCACCGAAACCAGCCATATTTTTATACCTCCTTTCTTTTATATTTGCTTATAGGGGCTTAAAATTAGCCCCTATATTGATTTTTTATATTTTAGCCTTTAAGTTCTTCGCTTAAAGTCTTATCTTTTAATTTTGACAGTTAAAACCATTCCTCAGCTTGTAGCTGTTTAGCCTTTAAGTCTGCGTAAGTGGTATTAGAATTATAAAGCCTCATTTCTAAGTCGAAAGTATCTTTATAATGCTGATAGTAATTACTAAACTGTCTAATAGTTAAACGTCCAGCCTCTTTATAATTAAATCTTAATCTATTCATAGCTATAAATTTTATCCACGAAAAGTCTAACGGCTGGGGGGCTATTTCGTCCTCGTCGTGGACTATGCGTTTTTTTCGTCACTCTTAGTAGACTCAACTACTACCTCGTTTAACTGCTTGGTAGCCTCAGCTAAACCTACCTTAGTAAGTAGTCTAGCTACTTGTTTGTGAGTCAATGGTTTATAATCTTTGCCTTTTTCCTCTGCCTCAATGTCTAAGCCCTCGTTAATCATTTCTGTTAAGCCAAATACAAGAGCTTTAATATTAGGCTCTCCGTCTTTTCCCTCTGTCAAGTCGCCCCATTTATCAATAGTGCCGTACTCGTCTTGGATAGACTCCATAACATTTAATGTAAAAGCCATAGGGTACTTTTTACCCTCGATTTCTAATACTTTTTTAATATCTGCCATTTTTAATTACCTCCTAGAAACTGGTATTTTTATTATTTTTAAAAATAGCCCTTGCTGATTGCTGTTAAATCAGCAAAGGCTTATAAACTACGCTGTAGGTTCTGCTGTCTGTTGTTCTGTAGTACCAAGTAAGCCCTTGATATAAGCTACAGCCTCAGCCTTGCTAGTAAATGTCTTAGACTTTGACCAAGTACCTTTCTCGTCTCCGAGTGAGGCTACAGTACCCTCAATTTCGGGAGTTACAAACTCTACAGACTCGCCCTTTGTGTTTTCTTCGTTGCTTGGCTCAGCAAATTTACATTTGTATAAAAACTCTGCTTTATACTTGTAAACGCCGTTAACCATTTTAGTAATTACTCTACCGAGTCCGATATAAGGCGCTGTATCTTGTGATGTTCTGATAACTTCGCCCGTTTCTTCGTCGATAGAATGACCTAAGATTTCTGCAAATACTTCGTCTGCGTCCTCGTCTACACCAAGAGTAACAGTACCATTGTTAAATGATGTGTCGCTCTCTGCTAATGTGTCGTCTGCGTATAATGTAGCCTCATTGTTGGTAATTTCTACCGAACAGCTTACAGCCTTACCAAAAGACTTAGCGCCTCCATATGTAGCTACACCTAATGCGCTTTCTGTTAAAATTCCATACCATAAGTTAGTTAAGCCTATACGTGCCATTTTTATACCTCCTTTTCAATAGCAAAACATAACGTTTTATGAAAGTAGCCCGTGTCGTCCTCGTATAAGTCGCTTGAGTCTCTCGACGGTTGCCACGTCCACCCGTTAGCTTTTAGTAATTCTTTTACTTGTTCCATAATCTCTAAATAATTTGATTTTGAGTAAATATCAAAGTCGTAATATACTACATAGCCTACTATGTTATCGTCGCCACTAAACGAGTTATCTTTATCGCTTTCCATATAGGTTATATAGGTTTCGCTATCTCCGTTATATCTCAAAAAACTAACGGGAATATCTACACCATTAACATTAAAATCTTTAAAAATATCTTGTATAACTCTATTCATACTTTTACCTCTTATTACTTTAAGTACTTGTCTTGTACGTCTAACATAGCCTTTTCTATCTGAGCCTTTCTAAAAGACTTTCTAAAAAAAGGCTGTTTAGGATATTCTCTTTTACTAGAGCCGTACTCAAACATATTAGCTACTAACGGGGCTGGCGTTCTTTTACCATTTTTATTAGTAAAATAGCCCGATATAACTACCTTTGTGTTAATACCGTCGTCGCTAGGCGTTTTATACGTCTTTGTAAGCGTTATATTACTACTTGGTAAATCTTTAAGCCCCTCGGGTAAGTTAGCTTTTACAATATCAACTACTACCTCAGCTCCAGCTTTAGTCATTTCTCCAAGCATTTTATCGGTATTTTTTTCGATACTAGAAAAAGTTTTAATTAAATCGTCGGGTAGCTCCATTTGAAACCTAGCCACTAGTGAGTTACCTCTTTAGCTTGTATTTCTAGCTCAACGTTAGCCTCGTCTATATTGTTTAAATACTCTATAGAGTAGACCTTACCCTTAAATTTAATAAACATTTTTCTTGTAATCTCTGTAATAGGATAGCGTATAGTAAAGTTAGTATATGCTTTTTCAAAGTCTGAGTCGTTAGCTATCAAAGTAAAGCCTCTAGTAGTCTTTACTTTCGCCCACGGTTCAAGTACTTTTTCCTCGTATGATGTAGGAAAGCCGTCGGGGTCTGTACCCTCGACTTTTTTAAAGATAACTATTTTTTTATTGTAAGCTCCAGCGTTAATCATAATAAATTTACTTGGTGTAGCCCTAAGGCTGTTTCTACAAATTGATTAAGTGACGACTTATCTACATACATTGAGCGATTATCGTACATATCTTGGCATAAGACAAATACGACCGCTATTAAATCGGGGAATTTATCTAAATCTTTTTGCCCCGTGTAAGTAGATATATAGTTTTTTGCTATGTTAAGCATATTATTTAGAGTATTTTGCTCGTTGTCGTCTACCTCTGTAAGTCTAAGGTAGTCTGCTACGTCTTTGTAAGTTATTTCGCTTACTTTTTCAATATTATTCATAATTTATAACCTCCTTTAACTTTAAAGAGGTATTGCCTAAACAACGCTATATTATTTATTTTTTATCCTCTTTTTTTGGCTTTGGCGTTTTAGCCGTTTTTTCTTCGACTTTCTTTACATATCCAGCCTTTACGAGGTCGTTTACGACCTCGTTTGACTGTATATCTTTAGTTTCGCCTATGTTCATACTAACTAAGCCGACAAAAGACTTAATCGCTTTTACTTTCATAAGCTATACTCCTCTTATACTACGCTGTTTTAATAGCTAACTTAGAAATCTTCTGAGTATCAGCTACTTTAGAGTCCATTTCAACGAAAGCGAGTACTCCCGTCATATGTTCCTCTGCGTAACGTTCATTAAGTACTTGCATATTGATGTCCTCAGACACCTTAACAGCAAGACCGCTAAAGTCTCCGTAGTAAATAACTGTCTTACCAGCTCCTACAACGTCCATAGCGTCAGAGCAGTAAACATCTTTACCTAACAAAGTATAGCCCCACTTAGCGCTTAAATCTCTGTTAAGTAAGTAGTCGCCGTCATTGTCTTTTAACTTTCTAAGGGCGTTACGTGTAGCTCTATTCATAATCCAAATAGAGTTAGACTGGTATTTATCAATAACCAAGTCTTGTACGTCCATAAGCTCGTCAGTAGTAATAGCTGTAGTACTAGCGCTTGTAATTGTCATAGTTGCGTCTACGCCACTAAGACCCTCAATTTTATTAGGTGTACCGTGGAGTAATTCGCCCTCGATAAATACAGCGATAGCTTGAGCCATTTTATCAATAACAAAGCCTACAATGTCAAATTCTGAATTATTGATAAGAGACTTACTAATTTTAGCTAAAGCTCTGCCTAAGAAACCTTTAAGCTCGATAGATGTTAATTTAACTTTACCGCTTTCGGCAGTAGTTCCCTCGTCTGCGTATGTCATAGCTAAGCTAGAGTTAGTAGCGTCGTATTTTGGTAATACGATATTACCCTTAATGTTGTATCTGTCGGCTAATTCATAAATAGGACAGATTTCTACTACTGCGTCAATGATACGACTAGCAATAGTAGTAGGGATAGTTACTTGACCGTCTGCTACTGTAGTAGGCTGGTCTGCGTTAACAATTCCTCTAATCATATTAGCAAACTGTTTAGCCTCTCTATCTTCTACAGACATAGACGCTGTAGGGTCTGTTGCGGGTACTGGTTTAAGACCTAAAGAGCTTACAGCGTTAGACATAGCTAAAGTATCGTCAATGCCCTTAACTTCTTTTTCTAAAGCGTCAAACTCTGCTTTTTCTTCGGCTGTAGGTACTCTATTCTCAGCTTTAGCCTTGTTTAAAATACCCTCCATTTTAGTTACTTTTTCGTTTCTTTCTTCGATTAACTTTTTTTCGTTCATTGTTTAGACCTCCTTTAAAGTTTTCAATGTGTTTTCATAATATGAATAATCAACCGCTTTAGGTTGTTTAGGCTCTTCTTTTGCCTTTGGCTTTTCTTTCTGTAAAGCCTTTGGTGTGTGCTTGTAATTGCTAAATAACATAGAGCTACAAGCTACAGCTTGCTTAGACTCTTCTAAGTAATTTACATTAAAGTATTTACCGATAAATAAGTCGTCGTTTTCGTTTCCGTTAAACCAAGTCTCTTTAGCGATAAGGTCTTTAATTTCTTCCTCTGATACTGTCGCTTTAGACATATACATAGGTAACATTAAATTGTTTTCGATATTGTCTAAAGTTTCAATATCTTTTCTTAAGTCGTCAGCATTACCAAAGCTCCAAGTCATAGGCTTATGTATCATAACTATAGAATTTTGGTAAATATAAATATTATCAGCAACCATTAAAATATAAGTTGTAGCGCTGGCGCATAAGCCGTCTACGTATGCGTGGATAGTAACGTTATTTTGCTCTTTAAATCTTCTAAGCAAACTTACCATAGTTGAGCTAGCAAAGACTGAGCCACCGCCACTATTTATATAAATATATAGGTCGCTAATTCCTTTTAACTGCTCTAATTCATTTTTTAAGTCGTTTGGGTCTACGTTGAAAGCGTCTTTTTCGCCCGTCCACCAGTCCGTACTATCGTCTACAATGTCGCCGTAAATATAAAAGTCAGCGCTTGTAGATGTAACATTTTTAAAATATTTAAGTTTCATTTTTAGGTGTCCTCCTCTCCTTGTGTTGGTTCTTCTACTGGCTCAATAGGTTCTACTGGGTCTGTTTCCCCACCGTCTGCTTTTGTGCTGTTAGTGTTAGGTGTGTAATACTCGTGGGTTTCTGTATTGTAAAGTACAGCTCCTAAACCTACGTTAATTACGTCTAAGCCCTCAATATAGTTCATATCCTCAGCACGTCTAACCTCGTTAATAGTAGTCCAGCCTTTCTCTAAACTTATAGCGTGAGCCTCGTATCTTTCTTTTATACTTGCCTTTAAGATTTCTTTAACGTCAAAAGCAAAGTATAGCCACTTTTTCTCATTCTCTAAAAGTAACGTACTATTAAGGCTTGTCTCAAAAGCCTTAATAATTGGATATAGGCACTCTTTAAAAGTTTGGTAGTAATCAGCTCTAATATGAAATATATTATCAATTTCAGACTTTAACGTTAATTTGCTTTCGTTTAACTGCATTTCAACCGAGCTATTGCTTGACTCTTGAAACTCTAAGCCATTATTTAAAACTACTACAGACTCAGTATTATTAGCGTACATATTACGCCAAGCGTCTTTAAGCGCCTTTATTTCGTCTGTTCCTAATTTACGCTGAGATTTTAAAAATCCTTTTTTATTGCCTCCAGTTTTCACTAGCCCAAGCTGATATAAAAGCGTGTTATAAGCTGTCTCTAAAGCCTTAGATACTTCATTAACTACACCTTTACCCGTAGCGCCGTCTTTAGTGTTTCTAAGTAGCTTTAACACCTCATAGTTTTTATATGTTCTAGCGCCTATATTAAAATTAACGTACTTGTATACTGGGTCTGCGTTTTTTAGAGGTGTAACGTCTATATCTTTTACATAAAAAAGACCCGTTACCTCATTTAATCTACGCTGTATAACTGCGTAGCCTCCCTTACCTAGTAAGTAGTCCTCTACCATAGCTTTTTTTAATTGGAAACCGTCTAACGTGTCTCCCGTATCTCCGTTTAGTAGCTTAACCCTTGTATCGCTCTCGACTTCCGTTACTACGCCTTGTTTATATTTGTATAACTTAATAGGCATACTTGCTATAGTTCCCGCTATAAAGTCTACAGCTCCAGCGACAGCTGGAATATTCATAGCTTTATCTCTTGTTATAGTTTCGCCGTTAAGTAAGGCTTGTAATAAAACGTCGTCTACTTGTACGCTTTGGCTTTCAGCCGTGACGTTATTCTGAGGCTTAAATAAATTAGTCACTCTGTCTATAATACTCACTTTTCCACCTCCTTTTTAAACTACTTGTACGGCAAAGTCCATTTGATTTAAGAAAACGTCTTGATTTAATAAATAACACGCATTTATTAAAGCTACTACCATATCGACCTTACCTCTTGATTTTTTCTTATTAACGTAAAGATTTTTATTAGTATCATAAGTACATCTAGCATTTTGGAAATTGATTTCAAGTAACTTGTTAGGTGTGTACTTAAATTCACATTTTAATATTTTTTCTTTTAATAATTTTGTTGGCGGGTGTAAAACGCTTGAGTGCTGGCGTATTTCTACGGTATTATAACCTTTACGCTCCAGCTTTTGAGCTGTGCTTAAAGCGTTGTATCTGTCGTAGCCTATAGCTTGTATCTGTACGCCGTACTTTTCCTCTATGCTTAGTATAAAGTCCTCTATTACGGCATAATCTACGACTCTATCGCCACAAGCTATACACTTTAAAGCTCTAATAAACTCTCTATAGTCTATTTTTTCACTAGCGTTTTTTTCGTCTATTCTATCCTCGGGTATAAATGCTAATACCTCCGATAATATGTTTAATTCTTCGTCTACTCCTACCATAGCAACCGAGCAGTTATCAGTAGTCATAGATAAGTCTACGCCTAAGTAGACCACTTTACCTCTCCAGTCTATATTAGTAACTTTGCACCTTTGCACGTCTGCAACGTCTATATATGTTTCTGTGCCTTGACCCATATAAATAATATTACAATGCTTTGTTACAAAGTTTTCACGGGCTGACTCCATAGCTACAGCTTTAGCCCTTTTCTTTAGTAAGTCCTCCCATATCTCGGGTACTTCTAAAGCTACTGGGTTAGCTTGCTGTAATACTAGGTCGTCTGTTTCCCAGCCTTTAGGGTTGTCGGGTTCATAGAGTAAAGCAAATACTGTCTCGTCAGTTTGTACTTTATCTAATATTTTTTTAGCGTAAGCTACATAGTCCTCAAACGGGTTGTCTATTGTAGGGTACTTTGTAGAAATGATAAAACCTAGCTTATTTAATATGTTAAGCTGTCCCGACTGCATAGCCTCTATAGGGTAAGAGTTTGGTAAAGCTCCCACCTCGTCGCCTATAAAAGCGTTAGGTAGTCTACCGTCTAACCTTGACGTAGAATAGCTCAAAGGCTCGTATTTTGTCTGAGTAGGCTTAAATAGTATATAGTCTCTCAATATCTTAAAGCGCTTTTGCTCTTTGTACTGATAGATAGCTGGACTTGATTTAATTATTTCGCTTATAGCCTCTCTTACTTCACGGCTTAAAGCTCCGTCGGGAGCTACCGAGTAAAACTTACTAAACTTAGGCTCTGTTAAGAATAAAATAATAAATATAGTCGCTATCGTAAAAGTTTTAAAGTTTTTTCTACATATCTCAAGTATACCAGTTTCGTACCGTCTTTTTTTTGGGTTTTCTTTGTAAACAGTAGCTAATACGCCTATGTAAAATAACCATTGATAGCCACTAGAACACTCATAAATAGATTTACCAGCCTTTAAGCCCTTAGGCATTACTAAGAGCTTTAATATGTTTTCTATTTGTTCGACTTTCTTTTTGCTGATTATGTACTTTTTACTTTTGCCCTCGCCAATACGCATAAACTCCCTCATTTGTAGCTTAACGTATTTAGGCGTTGTCTTTTTTCTTACGGACTTCTTACAGTATTCATAAGCCTTATTATTTATCATTCGCTATCGCCACCGTTTAATAACTCAATAAGTGGGTCTTTTTCTTCCTTTTCTGTATTAGACCCAAAACCGTTTATAATCTTTACCAAAGTTGTAACAGTCCTATTAGCTGAGTCGGTCGTTTTGTTATACTCGCTAATAGCTGGGTTGGTGTAAACATTTTTACGACCTTTTACGTACTCTTTAGTAACTGTCATACCCTCAGCCTCAATAGAGGGCTTTAATTCTTCTAAAATCTTAATTTGTGTGAGGTATCTGTCAAAGGTTGTAACAAATAAAAAGTTATTCTCTACACCTCGCTCCTCTGCTTGCCTAATTATAATCTCGGCTTGTTCTTCTAAGCTCTTTTTAGCCATATTATCAACTCCTTTACTTTTTGTGGGGGTAGTTAGGTTGTTTATTAACGCTTTTTCCCGCTTTTCTCGGCTTTTCTGTGATTATACGTGTTAATACTCGCTTTTTCCAAAAAAACTTTAAAAATAAAAACTTTTGTAAATGTTTTGGGGGCGTTTGATTATTCCTCAGTCTTAAAAAGACCGCCTTAGGGTAGGGGGGGTAGCCTTTTAGCTACTAACTGCCTCAAGTAATCAGCGTCTATCTGTCCTTTATCGGCTAA